TTTAGTTGGCGACTGGTCACTAGCTCCTGGCTGGACTCCGATAGGTTTTGGTATACTTAGCTTTTCATTACGTTGATTCATCACTGCCACTTTCTGTTGAGCTTCTGGGGTTATCTGTGTAACCTGTTGTGAACCACTGTTCATTTTCAACTGGTGAAGTTGCACCAAATTATCTAACGATAATGAATCTGGTGATGACATTTGTGCAACAAAATCACTAGCTTGCTGAGGAGTATAGTTATACTTAGACTGTAAGTCTGTCATAACTTTCTGGTCTCTTGCAATAGCTTGTTGCTCTTGTTGTGCTTTAGTCATCGTTTGCATAACTCTTTCATTTGAAGTTGCTACATACTCTGACATAGCTTCCAAATAAGATTCTTGCTTAGCTAAATACCTCGCTGATGCACTATCAGGGTCAGTTAAAGCTTCAGAACGGTCGAAGTCAGCAGGCTTTGATGGTTTAACAGGTTTCTCTAACACTGTTTCCTTCTCTACTGGTGCTGCTTGTGTAGGTTGACTCACTTTGGTCATAACTTCGGCCATCTGTGATTTCAATAAATCTACTTCTGCTGCACGTTTATCTGCTTGACTTTGCCAGTATTGAAACTGGTCAGGGTCGTTCTTTGGTTCCATAGCAGTCTGAGTCTCAGTAGGTTCACTATTAACTACTTCTTGGCTTACAGGAGCAACCTGTTCTTGTGCTTGTCCAAATATTTCGTTAAAAATGTCATCTGAGGTAGCAGTTGGTTCAGTCGTTATACCTTCTGCTCCTAGCTCATCTACTCTGTCCATTGTATTTTCTTCCATTTTATCTCCTTGTTAACTCTCTTCTTCAACTGGTTCAAATATATCATTTTCCATGATATCCATATCTTCAGGAGAAGAGTTCATCAACTGTTGTTTTGCATCGTTCAACCTTGCTTTATAAAGCGTAGTTGCCATATCAGCACGATTAGATACTTTATCTAAATCTCCACTGAATTTTTCTACTTCAAGTCGTTTCTTAGCGTGAACTTCTTCACGTTGAGCAGTTTGTAAATCGCCCTTGACTTTCTTTAATTCTTCTTGTAACATTTGCACTTGTTGTGCCATCTGTTTCATTTGTCCACTTCTTTCCATTACACCATCTACATCTACAAGCTCTGATTTTTTTAATACCTCTACTTGGTCAATTAATCCCATCTTGTACATATCCATGTAATTATTTAACAGTGCCATTCTATTTGTTGGTAATGTAGAACCAGATACTACTACAATGTCATATTTTCCAACACCTATATCATGAAAACGTTTGACATCTCCATTATCCATTTCTTTATAAAAGTTAAATCGTTCTTCTTTTTCATTACCATTAGGTTGTACAAGTCTAATTACTTTTTCTTCTGTGTATAATTGTTGTATCAATGGTATCGCTACTTTAGCTACTTGATTTAACATACCTTCTATGTCATCTCTTCTTGATTTAATTCTACGCTGACCAAATTCATCTACAACCAATGTTCCTCTATAGGTTGATGGTGCACTTCTACCACTACCTTGCATTAATTCAAAAATACCAAAGCCATATTCTAAATCATATTTAGCATCAGCTTCATTTTTATATAACTCATTTGGTAGTGGGACTGGGCCAGCTACAATCGGCGCACCTAGCTCTGCATCAAATTCAATTACACTTGTACCTGCTTTACTCCACTCTTGTTCTATTTGATTTAAATCAGCAGAACCTCTTGGAATCAATAGTTTTACATTTGTACTTGTACTTGCATGTGCTATAATCAATGAACGAATTTTATTAATGTATTCTTGTAAAGGTCTATATAAACGAACATCGGATTCAGGAAATGGATTTCTATGATGTACATTCATTAAAGGTATAATTGGATAATCTTCTGTTGGTAGTAAGCGTTCATATAGTTTTTTATCTCCAACACTAACAACAAGTTTTACTCTACACTCTTCAATAGCATTTGAAACAATAACGTTTGTACCAATTAATTCTTCAACAGTCATAGGTATTAATATAGTAGTACTTCCTGGAATAGAGTTTTCGTCTTCTGGTCCAGAAACCCTAACAGGCTGTTGTTCAATAGGATTTCCAGATTCATCTAATTCTAAATCAGGAATCTCGTAATGAAACATAGGTCCATACTCTTCAATAATTGTAAACATATCTTCTACCGATTCTTCTTCAAATAGAATAATTTCTTCGCCTTTTACAGTTTTTACTTTCACATAATAAGTAGATAAATACTCCAAATATTCTTTTTCATTTAATAAATGTTCTTGCTGTGAAAAAGGTTCATAACAATTATAATAAGAATGCATTTCTTTTGAGTATCTTTCTATAAACTGTCTTCTATTGTGTACTGTTTCAGTTCCATCTGTAGTAAATAATTGACCTTCTGTAGCAGCTAAGTTAGTAACTGGGTAATCATCTGATTCATCAGGATGCATTGCCGAGTCTTCAATAATATCAGTAAACTCTGGATATATTTGCATTGATTGTTCATCTGTCATATAAGTGGTAACTAAAATATTTGCAGCATCTTTAGCATATGTATCTTTAGCGTTTGGGTCTATATACACATCTAGCGGATTAATAGACTTAATATAGACTTCACCTTTACCCATATCAGCATCAGGGTCTTGATATACTTGCAATACACCCATACCACCAACATAGTAGTCGTCGATAGCTCTTTTCAATTCTTCGTCTCCTGATGATATTTGCCATATATACTGAAACAAGTCAGAAAATACTTTAGCAGTATCTCTATCTGAATCTTCTCTTCCAGTACTACGAAACTGAGGAGAGTTGTATGTTAAAAGAGATTTAGCAGTTTCTACAATAGGATGTATTCTGTTTACTACGATTGGTGCTTGACCACGTGCTTCAAGTGTATCACGTTCTTCGTTAGTCCATTGTGCACCTGCTCTAAATTCTACAGATTCTTGAAATTTTTGTGCCCATAGTTCTCTAGCACTTTTGTAATCATGAAATAATTCTCTAGTTAGTTGTACTTCTTCGTCTATTTCAACTTGATTAACATCACCAGATTCGTAGTCAAACACAAATTGTAAATCATCTTTTCCTTGTGTCCTTGTGCTTTGAACTCTTTTTTGAATTTTTTTTGGCATCTATTGCTACGTATCCTTTTGGTATCTCTACTTTGTTTAATTCGTCTATCTTGCGAATAAAATCATCAAATTGCAGAAAATACTTGCTTTTATCCATAATTGTACTATAGCGAAATTACGGGAAAAATGTTGTTATTGTCAAGAGAAATCTACAGAGTCTTCCAAGATTTATTGGATTTTCTGCTATATACCGAGGTTTTTCTCTCTGATTCCACAGAATCGTGTACTGGTTTGTAACAATTTTTGTTAGCATAAAAGAATCCATCAAGTAAATCATCGTGCTTTCCACGTGGATATAGAGTTAATTCGTCTACAAATGCTTGCATATTAGGTTGTATGTGTACCTTCTTGTTAGCAAACAAAGGTTGCAAACTCTCCAATCTATAGGATTTACTAGTTCTAGGATTCTCTTTAATCTCTAGTCCAGGGATAAACATTCCTAGTTCTTCTGCTTTTTCTTTGATATATTGTCGTAGCATCTCCTGATACCCAACCGATTCAATCCTCGTTTTATTACTTCTGTAGTTTTGAAAATTGTTAATGATGGAATCAGCCAAATCCAAAGGAGTAGCACGCTTCCTAAAATAAGGTAGGACAAAACGATTATTATCCCCATCCACTGCAATATTGAATATAACACTAAAGTCTGCTCCTTTCTTTGTACTAGATGCGGGGTCGATGCCAGTGAACACGTTCACAGGTCTCCTCTCTTCTACTTCCTCACCATTAAGGTTCGTCAGGATGAGAGTTGACAACCCCTGCTCGTCTCTTTCAATGTAGCCATCATAGTATCGTAAATCATCTTTTCTAAATAAATTATCTTCATCACCAACGATTTGACACAGGTATTCCCTGTAAAACACCGATAGTCTGTTGATACTTTCTAATTCTTCTTTCTTATCTTTCAACTTTTCTATAGGCCACACTTCGGGCCATAGACTAAGGTTTTCTTCTAAGTTAGGTCTAAACTCTAAGGTATTCCACCCTTTCATCTCTTTTAAGGTTTCCACCAAGCATCGTTCATGCTGGGGAGTACCAATAACAACTATCCTACCCGTTAATGGGTCAACGGATGGAACTCCAGATTGTAGTAGCCAACGAAGGTTATACTCCATTGCTTCAGACGTCTTGGTATTGTTTTCATCTTCAGGGTCATCTAAGATTAATAGAGTAGGTCGTTGGTTTCCGTGTTTAATACCAC